CCATAGTACAGCAGAACCTTCAAACAAAAGGATTTCCTTGATTAGGTTGTACTCCTCTGCTTGTCCTTTCTGTTGTGCTTCAGCTTTAATTGTTCTAAAGCCTACAGAGTGCTGGTTTATATGACCTGACTTGTAAAACTCTAAAACATCATTACCCCAAGTTGTATTAGGCACATCAGTAACCCCTACTAAATAGTCACCTTCTACATACAACTCAGAGAATTTGCCAATGGCTGACTTTAGGCTTGGATTGTGGTCTGTTAAGTGCCAAATTAAATTAGCACCTTTAGGACCTCTTTCTGCCATAGTCTTGTTGTAAGCACCGTGGTCAATAACATCATTGTCATAGTCCTTAGAACCCATCTGACTAATGGCCACCTTTACTTTTCTTGAAGTTTCTGATACATCTCTTACTGAATCTGCTATCAGTTTCTGTTCAAAATATCTTTTCATAGTTTCTATCATTTGGGGAGGGTTAGGTCTGGTTCTTATTTCATTGTTGCAGTATTGGCTTACGCCACCTAATCACCTCCCAAATTATGTTCTGATTAGTTGTCCTCTGCTGTCTCTTTTAGGTACTACTATATAACTACATCGGCAATTGATAACCATTGCTGCTGAACCACCAGGAGCTAACGGATATTCTATTTGCTCACCACTTCTTGGATCAATAAAGTCATCACCAAAGTCAACTACTTGTCCATCCATATGGTAGTGGTCTTTAGGTTGCTCAGGTTTAAAACCTCTTGTCCGTGAGTCTCTAAAGGCAATCCACTCTTTTACCATCTCATAGTTGAACCCTGATGCTGCTGCCTTTACACCTGTGTTGGCTGCTCTACCTACCTCAGTTCTGATTATCCTCTCAGCTTGCATAGCAGTAAACCCTGATGTCTCAAACAACTTAATTATCTCATCTACAGTCAACTCTTTTGAGATGGCTGACTGTAAGACTAAAATCAAGTGGTTTCTTAGTGTCTCAGAGGTTTTTACTACTGCATACTGAAGTAAGGTCTTTTGCAGCTCATCTTGTATGAACTTAATCCAAGCCTCATCTCTACCTATCCCCTTTTGGGCAATCTCTCGCCTAATCTGTTTATAGGTTTCATTGGCATAGTAAACACCTACTTTTTTGTAGATGTCTGCTATTGGCTTATTTAAGTCATCACTCCATAACTTAGTACGAAGCTCCACAAGTGCTTGCCTTGCTCCTTTTCTCTTTATAGTACCTATCAAAGAACTTACAACCTTATCTAATGACTTTTTAACCTTAGGGAAGAACTGGCTGCCAAATTTCCTGTTGGTCCTGTGGAACTTCTTTGCCCATTCTATCCTTTCGTTGTTGGTCATTTAACCTATCTCTTAAAGCCTGTCTTTTGGCTTCCATTTTTGCTCTTAACATTGCACAGCACCTTTCCTTTTTGGTTATTGGATAGGTCTGTTTAATTATATCCTCAATCATCTATCTGCTCATCCATTTCCTCACTATCAGGACTTTCATCCTCTACCTCTTGCACATCATACTCACTCAAAGGCATACCATCCTGAGTTGTAATCCAAGGCTCATCAAATAGAGGGTTGTCAATTCTTTCTAATCCTAAGTGCATTCTCTGTTCATTAGGACTTAAAGCTCTGAGCTGGTTAATCCAAGTTGATTTTTCTTTAACATCCTCCTGTAGTTCAGTAAATACAGTATGATCAAAGTCAACATAAACATTTTGCCCTTTAAAGCCCCAATCTGTTTGTAACTTTCTATTGAAGTGATTACGGAATGAAACCAACTGAGGGATTGCACAGCGAGCTGTAAGGGCTTTTTCAGCCTCTCTGACATTGTTATAAGTAGAACTGTCAGAATCACCCATAAGTTGACTTGGAACGCCATAAACAGCCCCAAATCTCTTTAGGTCCCACTTCTCAGACTCAATGATTGATAAGTCAACAGGGCTAAGTCCTACAGACTGCCATCCTAACTTATAACCACTCACACCTATTCTACCCCAATTGTCTGATCCTACCCACTCACCTTTGCCTACAAGTTTCTGCTTAACTGCCTCTACTTGCTTTCTTGTATCCATTGCATCCACTCCAGCACTTAGCACTCTTGGGTCATCCATATAAAGGACACCCTTGACACCTTGATTCTCTAACATTGCGGCTGATGCCTTGATTGCTGAGTTAGACCGGCTTAACCTTCTAAGAGCAGACTTTAAAGGACTCATCCCATAAAGATGTGCCCCATTGATATCCCAATCATAATTTTGGTACTTATCGTGCAAAACCTGACTCTTAGGGAAGTAAGCATCAGCAAGGTTGGTCATTACAAATGCTTCCTCAACTATTGGGAATTGGTTAGTGGTTGCTATTATGCTTATTTCTTGATATGGGAGATTGTGTAATTGGAAAGGCTTACCAGCATTAGCACCTAAGTCTAATGTCTGTGCCCATACGGTCCGACCTCCTGTGATTAGTTTCCATCCGCTTGAATTGGCTACTAAATCTTGAAAAGTCTCATAGTCATTAGGGTACTTTAAAAGCTCAGATAGTCTGTCAACATAAATAGGCTCTAAGGCTTTCTTTCTGTATTGGACTGCTTTCTTGAAGTCTTGTGTGCTGATATCCTTCTTTCTCATCAACCCCTGGTAAGACTTAAAGGCTGCCTCATCAACAACCTTGTAAGCTGCCCACTCAGGGAGTTTTACCTTATCCGTAATTAAAGTGACTGCTGTGTAAATGATATCATTAACCTGATATCCATCTGTGATATAGTTCTTTCTGTTGTCGGCAATACCTACATAAGTGCCACCCATCATTGTGTAAGAAGCAAAAGGCTGCCCTACATTCATTAAGGGTAAAGCCTTACCTCTTAACACATTCCACGCATCTTGTAATTTGCCCATTTTATTTACCACGCCAAGACTTCAAATCTTGGCTTGTTTAGTTTTGTGAATATTGCATACCGCATAGCATCGCAACCGTGATCCCACATTTTTACCGGACTCTCATCAGGATGCACTTTACCATCCTTATCTGTTTTCCACTTGTATGATCTAATCTCTTTTATTAGGTTGGTTGATTCAGGTGTTATTGTTAGGGGTTGGCTTTTAACCTTTTGAATCCCAGCATAGACATCTTTCTCAGCTGGCTTTGCGTTAAATCCTGCCCTTACAAGTTCCTCAATCGTTTTAGGCTCTGCTGCATCACAAAATATCTCATCTGACCTTTTTATATCTAATGTCTTTAATCTTTCAATCAAGTCATTAGTTGTTAGCTTAGTCTCGTATAACATTTCGTGAGCGAAGGTTTGATTCTCTTTAAACCCTACCTTAATCAAGGCAGTTGGTACAGAGTAACCAAAGTCTAAGCCATAAACCGTTTCTGTGTCATCAGGGAATTGACCTACCTTCCAATGAGTGTAGATTATCTCCTGACTCTTACCCCTTTCCCCTAGTCCAAATACTTTCCAAAGATTCTCATCTGCATCTTTCAAACTTTCAATCTCAGCAATCTGCTCTTTTGGTAAGAATGGATTGTCTTTGTAAGTAGAGTGTATTAACAGATTGCCCTCTTTGTCTGCCACATCATAGACCCAACTCGCTTCATCAACAGGGTTGAAGTCTAAGAATATTGTCTTAGTAGTTCGTAGTGCTAACTGCTGGTAAATAGAGTGGGGAAGTAGATTTGCCTCATTAATAAAGAGAATATCCCTTCCTGGACCTCGAACCTTACCAGAATCTTCAGCACCAAAGAACTCAATGTAAGAGCCATTTGGATAGTGGTAAACATTGTCAGTCTTATTAAATGCCTCATCTGAGTAGATGCCTGCATCCTCTAAGATTTGTAAAATATCTCTCCTTGCACCTCTTTTTAAGTGAGGCAGGGAAGGACTGACCACAGAAATCGTAACCTTTTCCTTGTGCGGTATGTAAAGAGCTAACAACTGTCCTAAAGAATACGTCTTGCCCGATCTTGTAGACCCTTGGTTAGCAATAACCCTGAATCTCCTTTGGTCATAAGCGTCTTTATTCTTTTCAAAGACATTTGTATATTTAACTTTGACTGTCTTCATTGACAGCCTTTTCAAATATTAAATTAACACCACCCGAATGATTAAGGTCCACGGTTTGCTTTGACTTACCGTAAGCCCTATCCAACAACACTTCAGCAGCCCTTACATCTCCTTTGGCTGCCTTTGCCCTTAAAGCCATTAGTATAGCTTTAGCGGCTTCAATTCCGTCTTTATCCTCTCCAAGCACATCGGCTAGTAGTTCATCCAGTTTAGGTAGCTTTTTTGGTCTGCCTTTGTTTTCAGGCTGATTCTCACTACTAAACTGAGTGGCAGGGTTTCCGCTTTTACCTTTTTCAAATGGCATATTCCGTAACTACTCCGTTTTTCTTTATAATTAAGCTAGGGTCTAGCTTTCTCATTCTGTCTATTATTACCTGGCAATACTTTGGGTCTAACTCCATTAGCATTGCCTTACGATTTAATTGTTCTGCTGCAACCATTGTACTTCCGCTTCCACCAAAAAGGTCTAAAACAATATCATTTTCTTTACTACTATTCTTTATTGCTCGTTCTGGTAATTCAACAGGTTTTTGAGTAGGATGATATTCATTTTTACTTTCTTTCTTTAACTCCCATACTGTCTTCTCATCACTTGCTCCAAACCATTGAGGACTGTATCCCTCTTTATAAGCATATATGCACGGCTCATAGTTAGGTATATATTGAGACATAAATGCTCCTAATCCACTTTTAATTTTATACCAACATAAAACTGCTCTTACCTTTAATGATAGTTTTGAAAATGAAGCAAATGTTTCTACTGCTTTACCATTAGCATACCATATATAAAAAGCAGAATGATGATTTGAAAATAGTTCTGCGTTAACTAATGCTTCATAAAACAAATCAGTTAGTTCTTCTCCTTGTAATGTATCATTTTCTATTCCTGTTCTTTTCTTTTTGTTATGCCCACCTTCATAGCTTACTCCATAAGGAGGGTCTGTAAATACCATATCTGCCTTCTCTCCATTCATTAACTTTGCCACTTGGTCGCTATCCGTTGAATCACCACAAAGCAAACGATGGTTGCCTATCTCAAATAAATCTCCTACAACGATATCCGTTTCGATTCCTGCTTCTGGAACTGCGAAGTCATCTTCCTCGGCT